CTTCTGTCGTTGGTTGTCGTTCTTTGAACTTTTGCCAACCACCTAATTCTTTGGGCGGTACTTTATTATGGCGCAGTAATGGGACAGGGCTATAGCCACTTTCCGCATACGCAAGAGCGAGTTCCAACGCAGAATCCTGCGCGGACGCTTTTACGTTTAACACTATTCAACCGCTTCACTAGTGTCTTTACTTTCTTCGTCAATAGGACCGTATATTGAAAAGAAGTCTAACTTACCCTCAGAAGCCATAATTATCTTTTTGGCTTGCTCGGTCGAAGGTTGCCTATTGCCATACCTCCAAGCTTTGACTGTATGCGGCGAGCAATCAAATAATTTTGCTGCCGTATCTATACCTATAAATTCAATATATTTACTTAGTGTTACTCGTTTCACTTCACGCTCCTTAAATGCTGGCTCCAAACCCTGACTGTATAAATCCATCAGTATTTTTTCGCCTATTTGTTGTTGTCTGTGGAAGTAATTTATCTTCCATTGATTCGGGTTGATTTTTGCTTTGTTCATCTGTACTATATGTCTAATTGTGTTTTCTTAGAATTGTAACTGAAAACATTTACATTAACAACTGGAGAAAAAAATGAACATAAGTATTCAGGACCGCATCAAGTCACCGAGCGATTTAGTTGAATCGCAAGGCGCCAAACTTTTAGTATATGGCGAAAGTGGTGCGGGTAAAACAACTCTTTGTCAAACGGCTCCTGGTAAAACATTAGTCGTTAGTATGGAGAGTGGTCTTCTCTCTATTAAAGATGCCCCTGATCTCGATGCAATCGAGGTTAAGGAAGCTGCTGAAATAGAAGAGATAGCTCAACTACTAGAGAACGGAACACTCAAATATGACACAGTTTGTCTTGATAGTGTGACCGAAATGGCAGAAATCTTGTTATCGCAAGAAAAAGCCAAGAGTAAAGATCCAAGACGTGCGTACGGCGAGGTCATCGAAGTGATGATCAAAACGATGCGTAGGTTTAGGGACTTGCCTGTTCACGTTATATTCATTGCTAAACAAAGCAGAGAACGTGACGAACAAACGGGCGCATACCATTATCAACCGATGATGGTCGGAGCCAAACTTCCTACGCAGATACCTTACTTCTTTGATGAAGTATTGGTCCTTCGTACGTTTGACGACGAGAATGAAGAAGGTAAAACTGTCACCACAAGATGGTTGCAAACGAGAATTGGCCAGAACTATATTGCCAAAGATCGTTCGGGTAAGCTAGACGGGTTTGAGTCACCCGACTTAGCTAGTGTAATTAATAAACTCGGATTTGCAGGAGGTGCAGCATGAGTGACTTTGAAGGATTGGAAATAGATCTGGATGTAGCAGAGAGTAGTTCTGCGATTCCAGAAGGGGATTACCCTGTAGTTATTGAGTCTTGCGAAAAAACAAAATCGCAAGCTGGTAACGATTACTTAAAGTTAGAAGCAAGGGTGACTGGCGATAATTACGCCAATTGGATTTTGCGTAAGAACTTTAATCTTTGGTATATGAACGACGATAAAACAAAGCAAGATGAAATTAGAGGCTACGCCAATAATGATTTTGCTAGGTTGTCAAAAGCCGTTGGTTTTACTGAAGTACCCAAGAGTGCTTGGGATTTTAAAGGGAAAACTTTTGTAGCTAGAGTAGTCGTTCAAGGTGATGAAGATGACGAGTATGGTCCAAGCAACGAAATCAAATCGTTCTTGCCAGCTGAAAAGAGTTCGGCTCCAAGTGCGCCGAAAGCTGCTGATCTTCCGCCTAGCATGAATGAGTCTGACGATACTTCTCCAGGTGAGACAGCTCCCCCGAGCAAGCCCTCACTATAATCGTTCGGCTACGCTAGGAGTCGTTAGAGTGCGTTGCTCAACCTAGCATCCTTAATATAGTAATATAGATATATGAATCCATACAAAATAGAAGGGCCTGCATTAATTAGTTTTAGCGGGGGCAGAACATCTGCCTATATGCTTTATCAAATTTTACAAGCACAAGGAGGAGAATTACCCAAAGATTATCACGTAGTTTTTGCAAACACAGGTAAGGAAATGCCACAAACATTAGACTTTGTTAGAGATTGCGAAAATCATTGGGGAGTTGAAGTTACTTGGTTGGAATTATCAGGAATAAAAAAAGATGGTAAAGGCCCTACAGAAAAAGACAAAGAGTGGATGTTTAAATATAAAAAAACGGATTACAAAAATTGCAGTAGGAATGGAGAGCCATTTGAAATGTTAATAAAACATTACGGTAAATTACCTAATGCAACTAATAGATATTGCACTTATTTAATGAAACAAAGAGCAATAACTTGGTACGAAAGGGTCGAGGGATTAGATAAACCAGATCAAATATTGGGATTACGGTATGACGAACCACATAGAGTACACAGAATTAAAGCAAGAAAAGGAAAACAACAACATCTTTGCCCTCTATATGATGCAAAAATTACACATAGAGAGGTTAAAGAATTTTGGGATAAAAACAATTTTGATCTAAATTTAATAGCACTACAAGGTCACACGCAATTTGGTAATTGCGACATGTGTTTTTTAAAAGGCAAAAGACAACTTTTACAAATGTTAAAACACAGAAAAGATTTAGCGGATTGGTGGGTAAAACAAGAAGAAAAAACTAATAAAACTTTTAAATATGACATATCCTATAAACAAATGCTTAACTTGAATGAAAAAGCTAACAAACAACAAGAATTATTTTTTGATGATGAAAGTGTTGATTGTTTTTGTCACGATTGATTAGAATACAAAGCCCAATTCGTTTTTAAGATAGATAACCAATCATCCATAGTTAATATGGCTATTGCTTGGTTGTCGCGTACCCAATCAGGATTGATCGCGTACAGAGGTATGCAAACTCGTATCGGTTTGCGGTTAAATTTAAATATCAATACAGGTATATTGTCGTCGCAACTTGCACATACTTGTCTCCACCATTCGGGCTTCAACCAATCGCCTTCTTTATAGAACTTACACTCTATCGCGTGGTTAGGTATTTGCAGATCGCATAGATCACGTTGTTGATATTGATCCAAGTTGCGTTTCGTTTGAAAGTCTATACCTTCCTCTATAAAGAAGTTATTAAGTATACGTACAACGTCTCTCTCAAACTGAGCGCCTTTGTTTCTGGAATTAATCTTGGCCATCCTTTTCTACTAAACCTTTTAACTTATCAATTATAAAAGGTCTCATAGTATCTCCTTCATGCCAACGCATCAAAGTTCTAAAATCTACAACTTTACCAACCAACATTCTATATGCCTGTTGTTTTGCATAACCTGCATCCATTAACATTTTTATTTTTTTATCTACTTGTTCACGTAATTTAATTTCTGTTTCTTTTCTTTCGTTTGCAAGTTTTTCTATTTCTTTATACTTCATCATCTAGCTCCAAAGTTACAACATTAGGACTGTTATAAATACTTGGCTTCTCACCTTTCAAGTGTCGCATGTAAGCGTGTAGATGTTCTTCCATAGTCAGCCAAGCCACATCCATTTGTTCGTTATTTATCTTAAATACTTTACTAGCGAATGGTTGTTTCTTTTCTTGCGCGACAAAGACAAACTCTTTGACTTTGTATCCCGCAGCTTCCATACCCCTTCTGTACCAAGCAGCCTGTTCTGCATATCCGTACTTCAATACAGATTCTTTGAACGACTCAGGACTGCAAGAATAAGTAGTCTTGTAATCAACAACGACTATCTCGTAGTCCTGGTGTAGTCCTTGCGGTTTACAAATGATGTCTGGTCTGCACTTACACAACACGTCGTCTTCAAACCAGTAGAAAGATGCCTCGGGTATCTTACCGTCGCCGTCTAGATACATCTTGCCTTCTTCAATCATATAAGCATCCATTTGACTGATAGCGTGCATATCGGCTTCATTAATTACAACTAAGCCTCTGTCTAAAAACTCTTGTTTCATTTCTTTGTTGGCTTTTGTATACGGAGATCCAAAGATCACACCTACATTATTATGAAAGGCTTCATCGCCCTCTACTAACATATAGTGAGCAGCAGTACCGAAGTTCATTGCGGGTGTGGTTTCTTGTTCTACTTCAAGCGCGTGTATTTGGCTTTCACCAAACTTACGAAAGAAGCTGGAACTCTTACCCACGTCAGAGTGGTAGAGTTCGTTGGGTATATCAAAGACAACAAGTGCGTCGCCTTTCTGGGTTGGTTCATATTGTTCTAATTCAGGTATTGCTTTCATTTTTTCTCCTTTAATATATCTGTTATTTCTTTGAGTGTTTTGTCTGCATATTCGTTTTTAAAAAATTTGCATAAATATTTTATTGTGTCATGTTGACTAAGTGCTTTTTCGGTAAAAGGAAAAATTTTATTGATGGTTTCTAAATTACCTTTGACTTGTAAAACATCATTATAGGTTTCATTATCAATACAAATATTTTTTCTTGTTTCCTTTCTATACTTAACTTTACTCATTGGCTTCCAATTAAAAAGGTATGTCATCATCTACATCCCAAGTCTTAGGTCTGTAAACTCGTTTGGTATCTTCTTCCTTTTGTCGTTTTTCAAAAGCAGCTTGCTTCTTAAACATATCTATAAAGGGCGAGTCTTCTTCGTATTCTAACAAGGTGGTCTGCACTACGTTGTCGCTATAAAGTGGTTCAGGCCAATAGCCTATATCATTCTTGATGCGCAGCATGTTCTGGCTGACCGTTTCGCGTGGATTGTATTGGGGCTTTTGTATGGCTTGCCAATATTCTTTGATTGGTTTCAACTCCTGGTCGTCGCCAATAAATGTAATATCAAACTCAGTCTTGTCGTAAGGCAGATAGATAAATGTACCGTCTTTCTTTTTAAAGGGGTAACATCGTATGGGTTTACCTACTGTCATTTTTGA